AGCAAAACAATTATTATCAAGTGGTGGTGGTGTAGGTGCGCCAAGTGGTGGTGTAGGTGGTGGTAGTAACGCTCCTGCTCCTGCTGCTCCTGCGTTTAATGTGGTAGGGGCGAGTGCCACAAATCAATTAGCACAGACCATAGGGAATAAAGAAGCACAACCAATTAAGGCTTATGTAGTGTCCAACGATGTAACAACTGCACAAGCGTTAGATAGGAATATTGTCAAAAGTGCCAGTATTGGGTAAAAATTCTTACAAGAACAGCCCTTTTTGAATTTTTTTAAAAAAAAAGTGCGTTTTTATACCCCCCCCCTTAAAAAAAATCCAAAATAAGGTGGGGGGGTCTTTTTTCTATATTTATATATATTTTTTTTTAATAATAATAATAATAATAATAATAATAAATAATAACAAGTAAATTCTTACAAAGTATTTTCTTACATTATTTTTGAAACAAAAAGACAGTTTTTACGTTTATAAGGTATGAAAAAAGTTTATGAATTGATTTTGGATGAAGAACAAGATGGAGTGTTTGCTATTTCACTTGTTGACCGTCCAGCTATTCAAGAGAATTGGATAGCATTATCAAAGGAGCATATTATCGAGTTCAAAGAAATTGAATCGAAAAAAAATATATTACTTGGTGCAGTACTTATTCCCGATATGAAAATAGATAGAATGGGAGAGGATGGAGAAATATACCAAGTCTTTTTTAGTGGAGATACTATCCAAAAGACTGCGCATAGGTTTATGAAAAACGGTTATCAATCCGAATCGACCTTACAACACAAATCGAAAGTTGAAGGCGTAACTGTGGTTGAAACTTGGTTAAAGGAAGATATGGTAAATGACAAGAGTGTTATGTATGGATTTGATTATCCTATTAACACTTGGATGGTTGCCATTTCTGTTGATAATCCCGAAATAAAAGAAAAGGTAAAATCGGGAGAAATCAAAGGGTTTTCTATCGAGGGATTTTTTAACGAAAAAGTTGAAATGTCTGAAGAAGAAATATTGTGTAACAAAATTAAAGAGTTATTAAATGGAGTTTAAAAACACATTAAACAAAATTAAGGCGTTACTATCTATGGAAGTGAAGTTGGAACAAATGAAATTAGTTGATGGAGTTACTACTCTTGAAGCCGAAGCATTTGAACCTGATTATTCCGTAGGTATTGTAACATCCGAAGGTATTGTTCCTGCTCCAGTTGGCGAGTACGAAACAGTCGATGGTATGATTGTGGTTGTTGAAGTGGAGGGGATTATCAAAGAGGTTAAGCCTGTAACACCCGAAGAAGAAACTGCCGAAACACCAGCGGAAGTAGCTGCTGAACCAGCCGAACAAATGGCAGTACCTACAAAGATAGTAGATACTATCACAAAAGAGACTTTCTTTGAAGAAGTAAAAGTTGAGGTTGAGAAATTAGAAGCTGAAAACAAAGCTTTGAAAGTTGAGTTAGAAGCGTTGAAATTGGAATTGGAAGAAGCAGGAGCAAAGGCTATTGTTCACAATCCCGAAACAAAAGAAAAGAGCATCTCTGAAATGAGTGCATTAGAAAAACATAGACTATTTAGAAAATCATTAAACAATAATTAATTATGGCAATTTCTTATACAAGCGTTGATATTCGTGGGAAGGCAGTAGAGCCTATTCTTGAAGAAGTATTATTCGCAAACAAAACCATCGCTGATGGATATGTAACATTCAACACCGATATCAAAGCTGGTACAATCTTCACAGAAGCATCGGTAGCGGTAACTGCACAACTTTACACAGGTGCTGCGCTTTCAAATAGTGGTTCAATGACTGTTACTGACAGAATCATTACCCCTACTAAATTAGAGTACAAACAAACATTTTTACAAGAGTCATTGAGAGCAGGTCGTTTTGGACGTTCAATGAATCCTGGTGCTTGGAACATCGAGAGCAATGAGTTTGCTTCAACTGTATTAGCGCAATATGGTGCCAACGTTTCCGAAGATGCAGAATCAATCTTTTGGGGTGGTATTACTTCCGCTACCAAAACTGCAATTGCTGGTCTAACTCCAGGAGCAGGACAAGGCTCAATTACTGCTGCTACTCAAACTGCTGTTGCTGGTATTACTGCTGGACTTGTTGATGGTGTATTCGCTAAAGTACTTTACGACAACTCTGCTTTAGGTAGTTATATCAAAGTAACAGGAACAACTGTAACATCTTCTAACATCGCTGCGGAACTGGCTAAAATTTACGCTGCTATCCCTGCTGAAAACTTGGCAGACAATACATCTCCAGTAGTTATTTACTGTCCACGTTCTTGGAGACAATTAGCAAGAATTGCTAACAACGCTGTGGGTGCTGCACAACAAATCAACTTCTTATTTGACGGTGCCGGAAATGATGCGAGATGCTACTACAATGGCGTAGAAATGTTGTTCGTTCCTGCTCCTACTGCAAATATGGCTTACGCTCAAAGAAAAGCAGCAGTATCTTGGAATACTGACTTGTTAGACGATGTAAACCGTTTTGAGGTTGGTAAATTGGTAAACGATGGAGACACTCAATTCGTAAGAGCAATCTACACATTAGCTGCCAATGTTGGTCAAGCATCAAAAGGAGTTCTTTACGGAGGATAATTAATAATCATATTGGGGGATGAAAATCCCCCTTTTTAAAACTTAAAAACTATGCCAGCAGAAGCGTTTACACTCGGCAGATTAGAGCCTACCAAATCAAGCGTTGGAGGTTTAAGGTCTGTTTACATTATATCAAGTGGATATATCAATCCCTCCACTTTTACTTATGGCACAAGCACGTTATCAGATGCTATCGCTTCCAATTCAGGTGCTGCATCAATTACTGCTGTTAAGTATGATTTGAAAGGTACAAATACGTTCGAGCAAACGATGACCAGTTCACGTGAGAATGGTACTACATATTTCGAACAAAAGTTAGCCTTGCAATTAAAGAAATTGAACGCTGCCACAAATCAACAATTAAAACTTTTGGCTTATTCAAGACCACAAATGATTGTTGAGGATAACAACGGTAACCTTTTCTTTGCAGGATTAGAGCAAGGAATGGATGCAACAGGCGGAACAGTAGTAACGGGAACAGCGATGGGTGATTTATCAGGATATACTATCGAATTTCAAGGAATGGAGAAAGTGGCTGCTAACTTTTTATCGGGTGCTATTACAACTGTAATCGGTGGAGCTATCACATTGGGAACTTAATATAATTGGTTATTATTTGAGAGAGGGGGTATTCGTAATGAATACCCTTTTTTTTGAAACAATTTGCTTAAAATTTCGTTTTAATAATATGATTAAATTATTGCAATCAACATCGACACAGCAAGTATCATTTATCCCTCGAAGTATGGATGCTTATTCTATTACGTTAAGGAATGAAAGTACGCAAGAGGAAACGGTTATAACGACTGACTTCTATAACAATGACTACTATTTAACCGTAATTACAGTCTTTGATTTAGTGGAAAATCACTACTATAATTTTACCGTTAAAAATCAAGCTGGAGATGTGATATATATAGATAAAATTTTTTGTACAAATCAAACAAATTATTCAATTAATAATGGGGCATATGTAACTGCTGCACCAAATGACACGATATTTTATGAGTAAAAAGATAACAAATAACCACGTCATTGAATTGACAGCCTATAACCCTCCTAAAGCGGTTGAAAATCGTTTTGATGATTGGGTAAAGTTTGGAGAAAAAAACGATTATTATCAATTCTTGATTGATAGGTATAATAACTCTACAACCAATAACCAAGTGATTAACAACGTGGTTAAATTGATATACGGTAAGGGGTTAGACGCAAGGGACGCTAATAGAAAGCCAAATGAATATGCACAAATGAAAATGCTTTTTGGAAAAGAAACAACCAAGAAAGCAATAACAGATATGTATATGCTTGGTCAATGCGCCTTACAGGTTATTTATGCTAAAAATAAAAAGACAATCGTTGAGGTTCAGCATATACCGGTACATTTGTTAAGACCTCAAAAATGTAATAAGGATGGTGTTATAGAGAATTATTACTATTCAGATAACTGGTCAAATTTGAGAGATTTCCCTCCCGTTATGATACCGTCGTTCGGTAATGGCAATAGGACACTTGAAATATTAATGATTGGTAATTACACAGTAGGTCAAAAGTATTTCAGTAACGTATCGTATTTAGGTGGATTAGCTTATGCGAAGTTAGAAGAAGATATTGCTGAATACTTAATATCTTTGGTTGAAACAGGATTCACACCACTAAAAATAATCAACTTCAACAATGGTATTCCAACGGAAGACCAACAACGCACTATTAATGATTCGGTAGTAAGTCAAACCACTGGAGCAAGTGGCAAGAAATTAATTGTTTCTTTTAATTCGGACGAAAGCAAAAAGACTACTATTGACTCGGTAGGATTAGATAATGCGGCGCAACAATACGAGTATTTGAGTAACGAAGCAAGAGCGAAAATAATGCTATCTCACGGAGTTACTTCGGGATTATTATTTGGTATTCCAAGTGCAAGTGGGTTTAGTTCAAATTCAGATGAATTGAAAACAGCCTTTGTGTTATTTGACAACAATGTAATTATTCCAAATCAAGAGCAGTTTTGCGACGGTATAGATAAAATTTTAGCTTATAACGGTATTAGTTTGGATTTAACGTTTAAATCTTTAAACCCATTAGTTGATATTGTTGCAGAAAAACAAGCGGTTAAAATGAGTGAAGAGGGGCATTTCGATATTGACAGTTTAAATGGTGAAACAGTTTCAGACGAATGGGAGTTAGTTGAAAAGAGAGAGTATTTGGAAGAAAACACACCAATTGAGGAATGGGCGACAGGATTGATAAAGGAAAAGAAAACAGCCTTACAAAAATTAGCAGATGTAATCAAATCATACCCAAGCGCAAAAAGTTATTTAGATAAAGACTTGTACAAAGTAAGATACGAATATTCCGAAAGATATAGCAAACCCAATTCACGTGATTTCTGCGTTAAAATGATGTCAAGAACCAATAACGGAGTGGTTTATAGAAAAGAAGATATCGATATGGCATCGTTTCAAGGGGTAAACAAATCGCACGGACACAAAGGACAGGCTTATTCGCTATTCAAATATAAAGGTGGGGTAGCTTGTTCGCATTATTGGAATGAGAATTTATACAGATTGAAAAGTAAAACCGATAAAGCACTGTCATCAAGCGAACAAGTTGATAGCATTGCGGGGTATAATCCAACACCAGCAGGATTAGAAGAGTCAAAAATAGCACCAATAGATATGCCTAATATCGGGCATCACCCAAATTATAAAGGATAATGGCAAAAGCACTATTTATAAGCGATAAAGAGTTGAAACAAATGACTGTTTTGAATGGGAATATAGACCCCGATAAATTAAAACAGTTTGTAATAATAGCACAAGAAACGCATATTTTCAGCTATTTAGGTTCGAGATTGTATGAAAAGATTAACAATGATATAGTAACAGCGTCAATAAGCGGTAACTATTTAACATTATTGAATGACTATATCAAACCTATGACAGTTCAATGGTCAATGGTGGAGTTATTACCGTTCATTTCTTACACAATAGCTAATAAAGGCGTATTCAAACACAATTCTGAAAACAGTACAGGAGTTGAAAAGTCGGAAATTGATTTCTTAGTAGAAAAGCAAAGGCAAATTGCACAGAATTATACCCAAAAATTCATTGACTATATGATTGTGAATTACGCACAATTTCCCGAATATTATATAGCACAGACAGGCGACCAAACACCATTTATGTCAGCTAATTTCGGAGGGTGGTTTTTGCCACAAACAGGAGGGATGCCTCAAAACGATGCAGGGGATTTTAGATATAAAAACGATTAACTATGGATTTCACACACATAAAAGGCGATACATTTGAAGCAGTAAACTTCCAAATGCTTGTTAATTCAGTACCTTTAGACTTAACGGGATGCACTTTGAGAATGCAATTAAGAAAAGAATATGGAGGTGTTGTATGTTTATCACTTACTTCAATAGGTAATGCAGGAATAACAATAACCAACGCATCAACTGGTTCGTTTAAAATCAATAAACAAATCATCAACATAGACGCTTATAATTATATCTATGATCTTGAATTGGATAAACAAAACGGGGATGTTAAGACCTATGTTGAAGGTAATTTTTTAATCACAAATGATGTAACTCGATAATGGCAAACGATATTATAGATATAAATGTAACCCAAACAGTAGAAACTGTTGAAATCACTGTAACACCTAACCTTACAACCGTAAATATAAACAAGGTTACAGGTGGCGGCGGTGGTGGAAATCAAGACTTACAAGACGTTACCGATTTAGGGAACACTACAACAAATTCCATAACTGCGCTTTCATTTATAAAATCAGGCGCAACAGCTTCGGATATATTATTAGGTAATGGTACAACTACAACAAGTGCGTTAATCAATACCGATGCGGTTGATAGAATTACGGTTAAATATGGTGAGAGTATTACCAAAGGTCAGGCGGTTTATATATCTTCCGCAACAGGAACAAATATAGTAGTATCTAAAGCGTCAAACACAACCGACGAATTAAGTTCCAAAACTTTAGCGATTGCCGAAACAACAGGCGTTCTGAACGATATTAAGACAGTTGTATCGGGTGGTTTATTAGGAGGTTTGAATACATCAACTGCGACTATTGGTGATAGTATTTGGTTAGGCACAAGCGGAAATTTAATATTTGGAAACGCAAATAAACCAGTTGCTCCAGCGCATTTGGTATATATTGGGGTTGTGTCAAGAGTTCACGCTACAAACGGTGAGATATTTATCAAAATACAGAACGGTTTTGAAGTACGAGAATTGCACGATGTATTATTGACTTCATTGACAAATAACGATGTGTTATATTACGATAGTGCCACTCAACTTTGGAAAAACAAACAAATAACAGGTGCGACAAATCTTACAACTTCGCAAACATCCACAAACGTAACTATCAACTCCGACACAGGTACAGATGCGACTATTCCATTAGGAAATGGTACATTAGCTGGTGTTAGTTCAAATGATTACACAACTACCGAAAAGAATAAGTTAAGCGCAATAAGCGGAACGAATACTGGCGATGAAACAAATGCTACAATTAAAACAAAGTTAGGTGTTGCAAGTGCTTCAACAGACGGATATTTAACAACTGCCAACTGGAATACTTTTAACAACAAACAAGCTACACTTGTATCGGGGACAAACATCAAAACAATCAACGGAAGTAGTGTTTTAGGAAGTGGCGACTTGACAATATCAGGCACAGGAATAACCTCTTTGAATGGATTGACAAGCGCAACACAAACATTTGCAACGGGGACAACGGGAACAGATTTAAACGTATCATCAACAACATCAACGCATACTATTAACATCCCCGACGCTGGTTCAGGTACAAGAGGACTAATAACAGCAGGTACACAAACAATATATGGAGATAAAACATTCAAAGGTGGAACAATTGTAAACCCCTCTACTGCTAATTGGGCGTTAAATGTCCAAAATACAGGAAGTGGCGGAGGTGCTGGTATTACTATTAACGTGCCTGGTATTGCGATAAGTGCTACATCAACAGGAGCTACTTGTATAAATGCTAATGCGTCAGGTTCATCGACTGCTATATATGGAAATTCGCCAACTGGGAACGCTTTACAAGGAAGTTCAACGGGGGCAGGATTAGGTATTTCAGCATCTTCTAATACTGGAACTGGAGGTAGATTTTTAACAACAAGCGGAACATATATTGCTGAATTTTACGGTAACGGTGTTAGAAACGCATCCATTTCCAACGATGGAACAATAGTAGGAAAATCTATAACCACTACACCCGCAACTGAACAGACTTATACACCAGCACCTGTTTGGACTGGAACAACTTCCCCTAGTGGTACAACCAACCATACTTATATATGGTCAAGAGTGGGCAACGTTGTAACACTTCGTATCAATTTAGATTACGCAACCGCTGGTAGTGCGCTAAATGCTGTTACGTTAGATTTACCAAGTGATTGCCCTACTCCTGAACTTCCTGCTGGTGTTTCAACCGCTGGGGATGTAATTAATTACGGTGTAGGAAATTTAACAACATCGAGAGCAGTACCAGGAACACCTACTGCTACATCTTGTGCTTTACGTTTAAAATCAACATCGCCAAATACTTTTGAGATAAATGTTTGGAGGGCATCAGCAGCGCACAAATACGCTCATGTAATGATTCAATACTTTGTATAATGAGACATATAAGACAAATTAACACCGTAGGAACAGATAGCTATACAGTTGTTGTAGCGACTGAACCTTTAGAAGAACATAACTCAATAGTTAATCATCCCGATTTATTTGAGATTTCAGAGGATGAGATACCCGAAAAACATCAATATTTAATTTATGAATAATTTTATAAAACAAAGATGGCATTTACACATACTTGGAGGTGCTTTAACCATAACTCCATTTATTTTGCTATTGATAAAATTTGACCCATCATTTGATATTGGTAAAGTGCCACAATGTATTATTGCGTCGGTATTGGCTTATGGGGTTGGATTTATATGGGAATGGTATTATAGTAAATATCACGAAGCACCATTTGACTATTATGATATAGGATTTACAGTTTTAGGAGCAATTATAGGAACATTATTATTATGAGTAGAGAACAATTAGACAAAATAGTATCGAAGTGGATTTCAAGAAAGTTATTAGTATTTATAGTGGCTTGTTTTGGTCTATTTACAGCAACATTAACAAGTTCAGATTGGGTAGTAATTGCGACTGCTTACATAGGGATAGAGGGAATTACTAACATCGTGGAGAGATTAAGAAAATGACAATTGAAGAAAAAGAAAGATTAGACAGAATGGAACAACACCTTCGACTTATAAAAGAGGATTTACAATACATTTCCTCCGCTTTAGTAGGTTCAAAAGTAAACGGTAATAAAGGTGTTATTTCAGATATTGACAGCATTAAAAACGATATATCCGATTTACGTGAAAAGTTGGAGTTTATGGAGTTGGATATGGCAAAGAAATCTGTTTACATCGGTCAATTAAAATTTGTGGCTGGATTACTTACCGCTGGACTTGTTGGAACAATCATTAAATTATTATCGAAATGAGATTAGATAACAAAGGCTATATGCTTATAACGGAATTTGAGGGGTTTAGTTCCAAACCCTATCTTTGTCCTGCTAAATTAGCTACTATTGGATATGGTAATACATTCTATAAAGACGGTAGAAAGGTAACAATGATTGACAAACCCATAACAAAACAGGAAGCCTTTGAAATGTTTAAGGATATAGCTGATAAGTTTGCTAAAAGAGTTTCTACTTGTGTTACAAGTCCAATTAATCAAAATCAATTCAATGCTTTGGTTTCGTTTGCTTACAATGTAGGAGTGGCAAATTTTATGAATAGTACACTATTGAAAAGAGTAAATGCAAATCATAATGACCCCGATATTAAGGTGCAGTTTTTAAAATGGAACAAAGCAAACGGAAAAGTATTAAATGGTTTAACAAAAAGGAGAGAATATGAAGCAGAAATTTACTTCACAAGATAGGAATTGGGTATTGTTTTGGGTATATGTAGTAGTGGCATCAACGCTATTATTAACCAGTTGTTCAAGAAAGGTAATAACAAACACCTCTCACAAAGATAGTTTGTCACAAATATCGACTAAAATTGCAACAGATGAAGTTTTCAAAACTCAAACCAATAATAATATTATAACAGACGAGTTTACTATTGAACCTTTAGATACTTGTAAGGACATTGTAATAAACGGTAGGAGTTATAGAAATGCTGTTTTAAGACACAAAGTTACCAAAGACAATACAACACAAGTGCAGGACAAAAAAGTGTCTAAAATAGAGGAAAAACAACAAAATACCAAAGTTGAGGTTAAGGAAAAGAAAAAAGAAATTGATAAAAAAGAAAATTATTTTAAATATATTGTTTTTGTAGCTATTATTTTTGTAATTTGGCTCAATAAAAAAACATTTATATGAGAAAAAATCCCGAAAGACGATACAGATTTAATCATTATATCGCTAAAAAAATAGGAGTTACCATAAATCAAAGCGGTAGATATCGACTAACTCCCGAACAAGAAAATAAATACTTCGACATTGTTCAAAACCAAGAACAAATTAAAAGACTTTTCTTTGATATTGAAACTTCCCCTAATATTGTTTATGCTTGGCGAATTGGATACAATTTAACTATCAATCCCGATAGCATTATAGATGAGCGTAAAATTATTTGCATTTCCTATAAATGGGAGCACGAGGATAAAATCCATCGATTAACGTGGGATAAAGACCAATGCGACAAGCAAATGCTGATTGATTTTATAAACGTTGCGAATAAGGCAGATGAATTGATTGCTCACAATGGGGACAGGTTCGATATTAAATGGATTAGAACACGTTGCATATATCATAGGGTTTCGATGTTTCCGTCATATAAGACTTTAGACACACTAAAAAAGGCTAAAAGTGGCTTTAATTTCAATTCCAATAAGCTGGATTACATTGCACAATTTTTAGGAGTTGGAGCAAAGATTAAGCATAGTGGGTTTGATATGTGGAAAGAAGTAATGAAAGGTAATCCTGATGCTCTTGAAGAAATGGGTAATTACTGCGATGGAGATATAGTTGTCTTAGAGGATGTATTCTTAACGATGCAGAACTACATTAAACCAAACACTCACGCTGGAGTTGTAAATGGTAATCTTAAATACAGTTGTCCATCTTGCTCAAGTGAAAATGTAATCTTACTTAAAAATGTAGTTACCGCTATGGGAACTATCAAGAGATTAATGGAATGTCAAGATTGCGGTCAAGTCTATGAGATAAGTAATTCAGCATACAGACTTCATTTAGAAATGAAAGATAAATTTAAGTAAAATAATAACCCCTAATAAATACATCTATTAGGGGTTTTGTAATAAGAGATGTTTTAAATATTTTTTACAGATAGACTGGGACACATTATTACAATTCAAATATATTACCATTACTGCTTAACTTACCAAATCTTCTATCGGTTACTACAGAACCATTACTAAATATTGTATCGCAAATAGATAGCTTCATTGTTCCAGCATTAATAATGTCGTCACTATTATGAATATGTCCGAATAACATTAACTTTGGTTTTATTCTTGTAATAACGTGTCGTTTTAACGCTTTACAACCACAAAATTCTAAATAACCATCTCTATCTTCAGAAATATCTAATATTCCCTTAGGAGGTGTATGAGTAATTAATATATCAACATCATCATCAATACTTCGTTCCCAATGCCTATCCAATTTATCTCGACTTTTCATAAAACTCCAATTACCAAAATTTGGAGATATTGGACTGCCGTGAATTTTAAATCCTTCTATATGTATAAAATCATCTTCAAGATATATAATTCCATTATTATAAAAATCTTCTTTAGTAACTAATTTCTTTTCAATCGATGAATCGTGATTTCCAGCTACGTAAATTTTTGTTGGAATAGGTAACTTAGAATACCAATCAATAAATCTTCTAACTTCAGGTTCATTACTATACGGGTCTCTTACATTACTACAATCTCCTGAATGTATTACAATATCTATATCATTAGGAATTTCTAATAAATCGTGGTAACCGTGAGTATCACTTATGTGCCAAATTCTTTTTTTCACGTTCTTTACATTTTTCTAACATTTCTTTTTCTTTTTGTTTTTTTTCTGCTTCGTACTTCCTTATTGAAAGTCTTTTCTCTACTTTCCGTTT